GGACTATCTTCGGGGATAAGGGCAAAAATTTCATTTAATGCGTCTTCTAGGTCATCTAATTCACAAAGACTTTCAGGATCAGTGTAGAACTTAAAATATTCCATTCCTCCGTTCGTTATAACGATTAAAGGCAAGTCTCTAACTACTGTTTTTCTAGTTGGTTTCATAGTAAATCCGTTGATGTAAAAGTAATTCCCGTATTGTCCTTAGCTGTCTTAACGAAATGCTCATTAACTTGTAAGTAATAAGTACGCTCATCATTCTCAAGAACACCTAAATAGTTTTCTCCAAGATGTTTATAATTCTTTAAGAAGTCTTCTACTCTAGCTTTCTGAGGTAATCTAGCTTGTCCGTTGGTACGCTCTTTAAGCATCATCCTTAAATCCGACTCCTCATAATACGGGCGTGGGTTGTTTGCTACTTCATCAATAATCATCTTAGCCCATTCAGGGAACGAAGTGTAACATAGTTTATAGAAGTGATTGCCCTTGTACATTGTGAACGTGGATGTCATAACAGTCGGCTTCCGATATAATAGCCAATAGCCTAATGCTCTCATCTCTTCACTAAGAGGGTTCTCACACAATTCAATTAACATCTTAATCTTAGCTGCGCTCCAAACGTCTTCTAATTTCTTCTCTGTAATATCCATCACACTAAATCGTCTATCATCCCATTCAATTTTCATATCAGTAACAGCATTGTTACAGATGATATAACTATTGTACGTTTTCTCAGTCTTACCCACATCGATAGACTTACGCTCAATCATTTGATCCGCATTAGCAAACCGCTTAAGTGTATTGATAGCTTCATCATCTACAATCTTAAACTCATCAAAAACAATCATCCGACATTCTGCTAGAATTACGTTGAACTGATCTAATGCGCCTTTATGAGCAATCTTATGGTTTCCCTTCCCGACTAATGAACTGCATAGGATGTTACTTAAGACGTTTTTCCCTGCGCCTTTAGCTCCGTTAAGCACTAGGTACGTTTCACATCTTGAACTTAGTGCGAAGTGTAGCCAGTCATATACAAACTCTTTGCAATTGTTATCAGGAAATAAGTGATTGAAAAAATCGTCAATAATTTGTGGTAATTTAGAGAAGTCTTTTGCTTCGGTATCCGATAACTTCTTACCAATTTGCCATTCAGGTTTGCGATATGTATTGAGATGAGTACAGTCTTGTTCCCCATAAGTTCCCATGTAAATTTGTTCAGGTCGATAAGGATTAAATTCAATAACGGCCGGCATCGGGCGTATACGAAACTCTTTGTCAGTACAAGCCGCATAAGTGTCATAATCTAGGCTAGTAATCTCTTTACGTGTCTTAGAAAAAAATAATACCTTCTTAGAGTTTTCTACTGAGATGAATGGTATCATACCGTCATACGAGAATCCCTTAACTACTTCATCCGCACCTTTGTAGAATGAACTACGGTGCTTTGATTGACCTATCTTAAGGTTAGTCTTCAATGCTTCCAATAGGTACGTTGGGCTAGGTGACTCAGTTAATAAAGGTGTATACTGTTTATGGTCTTCCGTTCTACAGTAAGACAAAAACCATCCAGTGAACTCTTTAGCCGTAATCTTTTCACCATCGATAGACATTACTCCTGAGCTGGTGAATTTAACACTAGATACACTTAGGATGCTATCTACTAGGCTAGGCATTAATCCCTTGATGATACTCTCATAACTCATGATGCCGCCTTAGCTTTTTTAGCTTTGCCTTTAAAGTGTAAATATATTCTATGCGAAGCCGCATCAAGATGTTCTTTAAGAGCAATTAAATCAACGTCATCAATTTCGTCCAATTTAATCTCCTGCAACTTATTCTTAATCTGAAGTGTATTTCTAATGTATTCTTTTACGTCCGATGATGCCGACCGCTTAGAATAATTCTCTCCAAATAACGTCTTAATACGGTCTGCTGAGATGTCAGAGCGTACTCCTCTTTCCTTACGTCCGTTGTTATTAGATACTCTTTTTTCCATGCCGAGAAATTTCATCACACGATTAGCTGCTTCCCAATCTTTCATTGTGCAGTTGTTATTATTTAACCCCACGGTCTTGATAACGATCTTATACGTGGATACCCATTCCGATAGCGTCTTCTTATTCATCCCAAGGTCTTTAGCATAATCGGTCAGAGTATAAAATTTACTTCCCGCACGACCGCCATGGCTTATGGTACATACTTTTAATGTATAAGCTGCAAGTGTAGCCTGATAACATACAACAGTCTTAAGAAGTGATTTACCCTTAGCGACAAGTGACAAGTATTCCTTATTTTGATTTTCCATTTTTTCTCCCAGTTTTAAAATCGTTTGACTATCTAAAGCTATTTTAATAATCTAGTCAAGGCTTAAGGTTATTCCAGTTTCCTTAGGCTAGTGCGATAGACTTAAAAAACCTATCGCACTTTCATTATAACAATTCTTCTGTCCTTGCCTCATTAATCAAATAATCTTTTACGTCCTTAGAATTATCACCACCTGATAAAATCACATGGCGAGTAATTTGTGACTTAGCATTAGCGAGTAAGATTATTCTTTCCTCATAAGACAATGAACAAAAGTGGGCTATTAAATAAGGTACACCGTTATTAATAGTTAAACCATCGAACGGTTTTAACGCTTTTAAAAGGTCACTGATTAGCGAAGTAGGTACAGTATTACATTGCACCTGCTTATAATTGTAACTAATAGAGTTACGCTTGCCTTTCATGGGGGCCCTTACTTGGCTACTTGTAGCACGATAGATAAGATGTTCCACCATTCCATTAACCCAAAACAAATACTTAAAATCCCCTTTGAAGACTTTAAACGAAGTGTAAACCGTAAGCGCAGTTTCTAAGTTATTGCCAGTGTGGATAAGCCGCTTAGGACTATTAGAGCGTCTAGTGTAGACGACAAATACGGTCTTGGGAGGGAAGCTTAATATGCCAGTGTTATCAGGACTCAGTGCTTTATTTTTCATTCTGTTACCTCATATAATAAACGATCTAGCAGAAAGACTATGACTTCTGCCTCTGTTAAGATGCCTACGTCTAGCCGTTCCTTGGCTATGCGTAGAGCATCGATGATTGATAGTATCTCTTGCAAATTATTCTTTTCCATAATCATTTCGCCATGTACTTAGATTCAAATTCAGACATACTATCTCCCCAATAGTGCGGATCATTGAATGATGAAGGTGTACTAGCATCATCCTTTATAACCTTGGCTACAGGCGTAGAAAATCCAGCATCATAATCCTTAAATGCTTTTTTCTCTTTCTCGCTTAGACGTTTCGCTCTAGTTCCTTTCTGAATTATAGCCACGTTATTGATCTTAGAACCTTGTACAGTGAAGTACCTCATAGCCGTCACTGGACTAACCTTAGTGCATTGGACATCTAAGAAGGTGCATAGACGAGTTATCATTCCCTCAGTCGTAGCGAATACGTACGTATCAAGGTCAGGTACATAAGCGGCATACAGTGACGCTGTATTGTCCCTAACTACTTCTAATTTACCGTTAAGCTTAAGATTCATAAAAGCAAAGTAACCACTAATTTTAGACAATCCATTAATGCCCTGCTTCCAATATACGTTAGCGAGGTACTCTGAGTCATTGTCAGTCATAAGATCAAACTGGTGACTACGTGGAACGTCCACAACACCGTTATGTATAAAGGCATTATCTCCCTTCACGAAGGGATGAGAATACTCAACATCGCCTTTCCAGTTGGTTGATGTCCTACCGTGAGCAGTGATAGCTAGCGGTCTATCGCCATGCGAACCGTGTGATAGTGAATGGGAGTTATCGAATACGGGGAGCATCATCTTATCATGTAATAGCGTCTTATTAAGCCCTACAAAGTCTTCCGGCTTAATAAACTTCTCGCTGAATAAGTTAGACTTATATGAGATGGAATAACCGAAGCCGTCCCGATTAGCTTCGCACACCAAGTCCCTTACTTTGAGAAGGGTAGCATCTAGGTTTTTTATCTTAGTAACATTTGAAATAGACATAATACGACACATAAGAAACTCCAATTTTTTGTTTAGTTTAGTGACGAAGGTTATAATCTTCAATCACTGCTTTAATTATTTGAGGCAAAGTTAAAAGTATTACTAAGGCTACCCGATAAAGGTAGCCTATTATAAAATTACTCATCGTCGTTAGTCCTTACAACACTACCATGAGAGGCAAACAAAGCAGCACGATTGCTGAGGTACGACTTCGTTGACTCGTCTAGGGGTAACTTAGCGAGCATGGTCTTAACTGATCTAGACCGAGTTATATCGGTAGAACCATAAGCGATAGCAGTCAATAGATTAACCCATGATGTTATCTTCTTAGCGTCAATTGTCCCACCGTGTAATCTAACCTCTAGCGTCTGGAATTTAGACAGTGAAGTAGAGTTGATCGACTTATAACGTGAACCACGTCTAAAGTCCTTCTTAGCTGTATGACGACAGTACTCATTGTCTCTACGTGAGCTGGGGACAAGGGCAAAGAGGCTTGATTGTTGGTCTAACAGTTTATCAAACATTAACTTAGCATCATCATTTCTAGCGTCTAAATGGACATGGAAGCCGCATGATTTATCCACTTGGCATTTGTATTGGGCTAAGACCTTAGCAACATATTGCACAACATCATTAACCTGAGATACAGGCGCACAAATTTTAAGTTCTGCACCATACCAGTCTGCGTTAGATGTTACGCTACCGTCACGTCCAAGGCATAGCATATTAGCATAGGGAGAGTGGACTAGAGCGGCCTTAACGTCGGCTTTGACTTTGTAAGGAAGCATAAATTCAAGTTCAAGCCCTACGTGACGTTCTGCTGTCATAGGCTTTTTATTAAAGTCTAAAATCTTAGTGATCTTCTCTTTGTGGGCTTTTAAGAATACACCAGATTCTAAATGTACTCCGGCAGACATTTCAGCGATAACCTCGCCAAATATACGCTTACGCTTAGTGTAGACTTTACGGGCATCTTCTCTCCTCTCAGCTTTTCTACCTTCTGCTGAGTATTGCCAATCGTTTTTAATCTCATAAAGCATAGCCTTATGGGAAGATACGTTAGAGCGTAAACGCTGGATTCTATGAGGGTTTTTATCATCGAATCGATATAATGATCTAACCTCGGCTTTTCTACACTCTCCTAATGCTCGAATCATTTGACGTTTAATATAACGTGGACAAAGAGAGGTAGAAAAATTCTCTAGGTCTTTATTGCCTCGTCCTAAAAACTCTTTGAGCTTCTTAAGTTCCTTGTAGAGTTTAACCTTTGGTTTGAGAGATTGATCTTCTTCCTTCACTACCATTAAGTAGTCTTGCCCTTTGTAAGAGACGTTAGATAGGGAGATTACGGGAGAAGCTGAGAAGATACTACTTACTTGAGAAAGTATGAGGGGTTTAACCTCAGACTTAATAGGAATGATTTTTAAAGGACGTTTAGTTGCTTTGAGTTTCGTTGTTGTCGTTGTCATTGTTTTTCTCCCAGTTTTGTTTTGTGTCTTTGTTACTGAATCAAAATGAATCAGTAATAGTGTTATAGCTGAATCAAAAAGGGTATGTCAAATTATATTTTATAATTAATGTTTTAGTCCTATGGATAAGATTGCAAGGTAATTTTGGAAGGGAAGTAGTTAATAAAAGAGAGATCTTTAATACTATTAAGCAAGAAGGGGTATTTAGTCTAAGTGAGAAAATACAGAAAAAAAAATAAAAAAATATTTTGAGTTTGAAAAGTTTGAGTTTTAAAATATTTTGAGCTGGTTTAAATTTCAAATACTTAGAATCTCCTCGTAAGTCATTGAAAGTTCGAAAGCCAAAAAATACGGCTTTGCATCTAAACAAAATCTACATCATTTTACGACGCAATACACCGTAAATAGGGGAAAGTTACCGTAGGAATACGCACTGCATTATAGCTAAATTAGACCGTCTATATTTGATACTAAGTTAGGACAATATAACGCTAGACAGTGTAATTGGAATAGTACTAGATGTATGATGGGGTGTATTAGGTATGGTGTGTCAATGGTACTAAGGGTATGCTGCGGTGTATATAGTATGATGTGCTGGAACGGTGCGGGGTAGAATGATTTTAGTTGCCCCCCGTCATACGAATCGAGTCCGAGGCCGCGTGTATATGCCCCACATAAATTTTTTCCTATTTTTTACCAATAATACTAAACAATATTGGTTTAGTATTATATTCTTGATAAAGTTGGACTCCCTCAGGTATGCTACTCCTCATGAGCAATCCTTTAACCAAGAACTCAGATACTAAGTCGCTAAAGAAAAGATTTTTAGAGCTTACGGCATCTGGATATTTAGAACCCGTAAGTTTAAAAGAATTAGACCTATCCCGTGGTCGCTACATCCAGATGTGTATGGATGATCCTGAGTTCCTTATTCAAATTGAAGAAGCAAGAAAAGCCAGAGCAGACATCTGGGTTAATAAAATAGCTGAAGATTTAGACGTAGAGTACACTAAGGATGAAATTCCTAACCAACGTCTACGATTTGATAAGCTACAATTCCTTGCTAAGTCGGATGATCCAAATAGATTCGGTAGCAACTCCAAAAAATTAGATATCTCAATCGACCTGAAGCAGTTTAAACTACTTCCACCAGAACAAGCCTTGGCAGCATTGGCAGCAGACCCTTTTGCTCCTAAGATTATTGAGGCAGAATGTACTCCAATAGAGGATGACTTATTATGAAATTTAAAGATGATGTAATCGCAGCACGATTCGATGATATGAATAAGCTGGCTAAGGTAATAGCTACTGAAATGGATGAATGGAGCCAAGTTAATCATGGAATCGAACTCACAATCACGGCAACTACCTCCACATTGGACGAAGATAAATCTCTCGGACGGGTATCTGATACGCATAGAACACGAAGGGCATTTGATGTTCGTACGTCGAACCTATCCGAAGAACTTGTCAACGGACTCATCGAAGCCACCCTCAAAAAGTACGGAAAATACGGAGCAGTTGCTTCTGCCATTCCTCAACTAATAGTAAACAAACCACATGGCACAGGCCCACATTTACACGTTCAATTGAATCGTAAATATGCCCTTGCTGTAATTAACTATGGAGCTAAATAATGGCTAAGAAAATTAAAGAAAAAGAAATTACTGATGACCTACTTGGCGGAAATGTGGCGGAAGTCGAAGTAAAACTTCCAGAAGTCAAAGCCGTTATTAAGGACGCTAAGAAAGAAAAAGTCTTCCTTGGTTATCACCCTACTGATGGTTACGAAGTCTGGAATTAACATCTGAACTTCAGCAGGCACAGTATCTCGGTACTGTTCTTGCTGATCTACATTCCATCTGGCGGCCCCACTCAGGGCAAGAACCTGTAGGGCAAGCCCTATTCTATGATGGTAAGCGTAGAGTATTCGTACGTTGCGGTCGTAAATGGGGTAAGACTGAGATTAGTCTCTACATCTTATATCGTTGGGCCATGACTATACCGAATGGTCAATTCTACTACATCGCCCCCTTCTACAATCAGGCAGCAGAGTTGATCTGGAAACCCGGACGACTACAAAACTTCCTACTCTCCCAAGAGAAGGGAATCGACCTTCGCTCAAAGTACATCAAAGATATCCATGAGACTGATAGACGGGTAACACTTAAGAATGATTCCTTTATCAAGCTCATCGGTTCGGATAACTTCGAAGCAGGACGAGGACTTAACCCAGACGGAGCAGTAGGGGATGAGTACAAGGATAGTGATTACAGATTCTATCAAGGATTTAATAAGAACCTATTAGCTAAGAAAGCCCCAATTGTTTTAGTTGGAACTCCGCCTAATACTACTGACCATTTCTTTTGCCGAACCGAAGAAGAGTTTAAAGTTGACCCCCGTGGATCATACTTTAAAATGCCAACCCACACGAATCCTTATATAGACAAGGAAGAATTGGAGTTGGAGAAACAAGCTTCGATTGCCAAGGGGGAATGGGCAGAGTATATGCGTGAAGTTATGGCAGAAATCGTTCCCGGAGGAGCCAATGCCATCTTCCCAATGTTTCAAATCCCTCTGCTAGATATGGCAGGGAAATTCGTAGGAGAGTCTCGACATGTTAAGCCCCAAGAAGAAATTGATCGCCGAGTGCAGCAGTATCCTAAAGACTATAATTACTATGTGGCTTTTGATCCTGGGTCTTCTCTGGTATTTGGTGTCCTTTTCATGGCAGTTCATAAATTTACTAAGCAAGTCCTGATACTTGATGAGATTTACGAGACTAACCGTAATGAAACTTCGCCAAAGAAGATTTGGCCCAGGGCCGTAGCTATAATGCAACGATATCTCCCCGTAGAGTCATGGTATAAGGTGTACGATTACGCAGCTACTTGGTTTCAGGTAGAAATTAACAATGAATATCGTGTAGCCCTCACACCATGTACCAAAGATGTGAATAAGAAAGACGTTGCCCTGTCATTAATCAAAGATTTCATGATGGCCGACTGTGAGGAGGAGAGTCTCTTCCTCGTATCGAACAGATGCACTAAGTTTATCTGGGAGATTACTAACTATTCGACAGACGAGCATGGTAAGATTCCTAAGTTGAACGATCACTTAATCGACGCACTAAGATATAACTTTAACTCTGCCGGACTCTCCACTGTACCTAGAGACAGGCATAAGAGAAGCTCCGATAGACGGGAGTGGACAGATATAGATTACTTAGACGATGATGAGATACTAGAACAACCTATCGATTTCGACGAAGACTTAACGGAGGATTTTTTTGAATGACAACTATTGAAGAGTACCTAGTACGCAGAAAAGATATTAAACCTTTATTCAACATGGAATCAGAATATGTTTCTACTGAGGGTATATTTCTCTTTAGAGCGAACATTGATAATAGATTCGCCGGAGCATGGTCAACAACAATTGCACTAGCGATTACATCCCTAACTAACGTCCTAATCGCAGCAGGAGAAATAGAATGATTACAGCAATCAATTTACTAGCAGTATTAGTATCTTCTCTAGCCCTCATTACTTCAATCGCAGCCTTGGCTCTGGTTATTGGGATGAAACTCAGTACCCACCAAATCCAATTCAAAGACATTGAGCCTACAGAGTTCGATAAGTTTGAAGAGGAAGAAGAGAAGAAGATTGAAGATGAAACTGGAGAACTCCTAGAAAAAGCCTTGAACCTTCAACGGAAGAAGAAGAAAATAGAAGACCCACTAGATGCAATAGCAGAAACTAGCAATTTTTAATGGAGTAAAATATGGCTTATGAATCCTTTGACGACTTAGATAGCCCTCTCTCAACAGAGGCAGTAGTCCCTTTCCAATTCAGAGAGGACAAATCTCAAGAAGGTACGTTGCAATGGTTGAATGACCGTTTCGACAGAGTATATGAGTCAGCATTTCCTCGATTCATTATGTACCGTCGATTCCTAAATTATTATAAGAACGTATCGGAAGATCAAGGCGATGGCCTAACCCGTACGACATCTCGATACGCAGGAGCTAATTCTTCTAAGAAACCTAAGATGAGGGACAACATCATCTGGGATTTAGTGGATCAGAAGACCGCCGAAGTATCTAAGTCATCTACTAAAGTAGCTTTCATTCCTCAGTCATACTTCGATCAGGACGACATCAACAACGCAAAGGCTTGTAAAATCCTGACTCAATCCAGAGTAGAGGAAATGCACTTCGACCAAATCCTAACTAAGCAAGACACCATTATGTTCCTATTTGGACATACAATCTCTGAGGTTTGTTGGGATGAGAAGGCTGGCCCACTTAACGATAAGTATGTAGCCCAGAAGAAAAGATATGGAGGCAAAGTTCCTAAGGTCGATCCTGAAACAGGATTGGTTCTTGAAGGAAAATATCTGGAAGACGAAGATATGCACTTGGGGGATTGGGTAATTAAACCTCTACTCCCATGGTACTGCTTCCCAGAAGAAGAAAAGAAATCCCTCAAAGAGTGTGACTACTTCGAGACTGTTGAATGGAAATTCAAAGAAGAAGTCGAAGCAGACTACCCTAAAGCTAAAGGGAAGATTAAACAGAATGGTCACGTTCAATGGGATATGTCTAATTCAGAACTAAACATCCCAGACAACATGGTTCTTATCCGTACATTCTGGCACAAGCCTACTAAATACTTTCCTCTTGGCTGTAAGATCACTTACTGCAATGACCTTATCCTTGAAGACATCGACTTTCCTTATGAAGATAAGGAACTTCCGTTTGTAGAAGATAAAGACATCAGTATTCCTGATGAGTTCTGGGGAAGACCGTTCATCATCAACATCGAACAATATTATAGAATGAACAATTCTCTACTATCTTCTCAAGCTCGTAACCACGGGGTAGCTTCTGCTCCTAAGTGGGTATATGCCGAGGGGTCAGTAGATAAACAATCGCTAAACAACGATTTCGGTGGGATTGCTTTCCGTGGGCCAATCGCTCCTCAGATGGTTATCAATAACTCAGTAAATCGTGGAGAGATGGAGATTGCTGCTGGTATCAGTTCTCGTACAGGGAAGCTGGCTAGATTATTCGATACCTCTCGTGGTGAAGTTCCTTCTGGTGTAACGGCAGCTTCGGCTCTCCGTCTACTTGAAGATCAACAGTACACAGCTATGTCTGTGACAATCGCCAACCGTAAGCAGCGTGTTCTTGATTTATACCGTATGGGTGTAAAAAGAATGGCTCAATACTACAAGCCGGAAGATGGACGGATGTCTCGTATCCTAGGTTCGAACAATAGTTACCTGATGAACTCATTCGCTAAGTTTGACTTCAATATGATCTACGATCTTCGAACAGAGAACAAGTCAGCTCTTTCAGACAATGCAGCCGGAAGAATGGCAGAACTCACAGATTTAAGTGCCATGTTCCAAGCTGATCCTCTATTCAATAAGAAAGAGATGGTTAAACTTCTACAGCTTAACAACCTCGAAGCTTTCCAAGACGAAACTACTTATTCAATCGACACAGCTAGACAGTGCCTTGATATGATGCTGAATGGCGAACAAGCCCCAGCACCAGAAATGACAGACGGACTGATCGAGTTCTACGGGGTATTCAGTCGTTTTGTCGAATCTCCAGAATACAAGTTCATCGTACGTCCTGAGACTAAGGGTATGATTATGGACTACATCAACGCTATCGAAATGCTTAGCTATGAGAAGTCTGTGAAGAACCCTAAATTTGCAGCAGAATTGGGAGCATTTGCTAAATACCCTATGGTATTCTCGCCACCTCCTCTTTCTTCTCCGCAAAATCCATCGCTAGCACAACCTACTAATCCAGATGCTCAAGCTTCGACAGCAGAACAAACTGCTGCACCGGAACAACTTGAAGCTATAGACCAACAACAGGGAGAATTTTAATGAGTTTCGCAGGAACAGAATCAGTCGCAAGTGACGAGTCTTTTGAGACTTTTGACAGTTTCGATGAGTCAGAATCAGACATCGACAATGATGACGATTGGGGGAAAGAAGAACCCGCCGCCAAGAAAGAGACAGTAAAGGATGACCTTAAAGTTCTTAAGGATTCGGAAGCTGACTCTGAGGGCAAGGTTATCAAAGAAGAAGGCAAGAAGACTGTAAAAGAAACTAAAGCCGACAAAGAGGAAGAGGAGTCGGATGAAGATGAAGACTTCGACGACCTAGATACCCCTAAAGAAGAGAAAGAAGAAGAGGAAGAAGAGACTGAGGAAAAACCTAAGTCAAAACTCCGTATGCGTATGGGGGGAGAACTCTACAATGTGGACTCCGATGCAACACTTCCAGTAAAGATTGACGGGCAGATACAAGATATTCCCGTACAAGAATTAGCTAATAGTTATTCTGGCAAAGTAGCGTGGGATAAGAAGTTTACTGAAATCGGTAAAGAGAAGAAGGCTCTGGAGGCTGAAAAGGCCACAGTTACCAAGCAATCTATGGAATTAAAGAACCATGTGAACGCCGCTTTAGCCCCATTAAAGGCAAAAGATGGAAATCCTATGGATTCTTTGCTTTATTTAGTTGAAATGTCTGGCGATGACCCTTATGCTGCTTATAGACGCATTATGGAAGCGAACTTAGATGAACTAGGTATGCTCTATGATATGTCGGAAACGGAGCGAGAGCTTTTTTTCCACAAGAAGAAAGACGAACTGTATTCCAATGTCGCCAAGAAGCGTCAAGGAAGACTACAAGAGGAACAGAACTTTAACCAGTCAGTCCAAAAAGTAGACTCCCTTCGCCAAGCTTATAATGTGTCAGAGGATTCGTACGTCGAAGCGGCAGAAGAATTGGAAAGTATTTATGAGGACTCGAAGCTCGATGTGAATAAAATCACTCACGAGGCGATTGTGGACTACGCTAGCTTAAAACCACATATTGCAGTAGTGAAAGAGCTAATCCAGCCTTATGAAGACAACCTATCAGACGGTCGTTATGGAGAAGTTGTAGCGGAATTGTCGAAATATCTCAGGGATGGGAAAGCTGACAAAGAAACTATTAACAAAATCCTTGCTCGTAACTTCTCTGTTGAAGAGGACGTTAAAGAGCTAAACACTAAGGTTTACAGCAAACAATCGGCTAAGAAACCGAATAAAGCTGTAATCAAGGAAGTTTCCACGGTGGAATCTTTCGACGATTGGGATTAATAAATTTAAAAAAAGGATTTCTAAATGTCTACGAACTATAGTATTGCAGAACAAACAGGTAACTTCCTGACATTGTTCAAAAACCGTTCAGCTAATATGTACAACTCAGCCAACGTGCTTGAGGGTCGTATCAAGAAATCTAACGATTTCGTTGGTAAGCAAATGAACATCGAAACTCAGCTTTCATTTGCTGGTGGTTACGGTGCTAAATTGCTTCCTCAAGGTAACCCTTCTGTAGTTGAACAAGCTGTTATTACAGCTAAAAAACACTACAGCCGTGTTTTCGTTGACCGTGAAGGTCTTAAAGCTGCTTCTTCTTCTAAAGGTGCTTTCCAGACTTATCTGGCTTTCCCTGTTAAGAAGACAGTTGAAGATTTCATGCGTAACATGTCTCGTATCCTTTTCGGTGACGGATCAGGCGTACTTGGTCGTGGTGTTGGTGGTGCTGTTGCTGCTGACCGTGTTACTGGTCAAGGTTCTTCTGCTAACCCATATATCATTACTATGGCTGCTGCTAGTTTCAACGTAGCTAACTTTGAAGAAAAGTCTATCGTTCAAATCGTTAACGGCTTAGGTGCTGTGGGCGTTGGCGGTCTTGCTGATGATAACCTTGGTGGTACTGCTGAAGGGTTAGATTCAACTGCTAACCTTTTAACTATCGTTAAAGTAATCAAAGCTACTCGTAAGATTTATGTTACTGGTACTTCTCCTACTTTAGCTACTGCTGCTGGTATCGCTCCGGGCGTTGGTGTTAACCCACTATCTGCTACTTCAGGTCTAGTTCCTCAGCGTTCTTACCTTGCAGAAGCTCAAGGTCTTACTGGTTCTTTGATGGCAACATCTGGAACTCTTTACGGCTTAACAGTTCAACGCAGATGGCAAGCAACTCAAGTAGATGCTGGAGCTTCTGGTGTTGTTGTTGATATGTTAAACGATGTTATGCTTCAAGTTGAACAAAACTTCAACGAAGCTCCTAACATGATCGTTTGTAACTACAACCAATACCGTAAAATCCTTGCTCAACTTGAAGATCAGAAGCGTTATAACCTTCCGAACAAAAACGTGAAAGGCCACATGGGCTTCTCAGGTGTTGAGTACATGGGTACTTCTGGTTCAGTTGGTATTTTCGTTGATCGTTTTTGTCCAGAAGATAAAATCTTCTTCCTTAACGACAAATACATTCAGCGTTACCACCGTCCGGGCGGGGCAGAATGGTTCCAAGACGACAAGACTGTATTCCTCCGCACTGTGGATGAAGACGTTCTTGAAGCTCGTTACGGTTCATACATGGAGAACTTCATTACTCCTGCTGCACACGGCGTACTTTTCAATTTGGCTAAGTAAGTTTTATAACTTAGATTACCTTAGAGAGGCCTCCTTCGGGGGGCCTTTTTTATTTAGGGATGTCGGCAAGTGGCTAGCTCTGCGACTTTGACTCGCACATACGTTGGTTCGAATCCAACCATCCCTACCATTTTATCGAATATATCCTCTAAAATGACGGAAAAAATACAGGATATATGCAATAAAGCATAATTTTCACTTTTTTATTGTGCTTATATACATAAAACTTTAGCATTTATATAGGCTTCAAGTTTATACCTACCAGTACATTCCTCTCCCAGCCTCTTAACACCTCACGGATGAGGTGTTAAGTCATGTTTGGGCCTTAATCCATCATATGTGACAATTAACTATTGCCTTGCAATCTCATTACTTTCATATAACATTTTGAATAGAAGCAATTATGCTTTCGGCTCTGAGCCTAACACAAGGATTTTTATGTTGTATTCTCTTCTTCGTTCCCTAAAATGTCGCCAAGTCGGCCAAGTTCAAATGAACATCTCAGTTTCGGCTGCTGGTGTAATCGCAGGCCCAGACGCTGCTTTTATTCTTTCAGTTGACCACGTAGCCTCTTCTGGCCTCTATGTAATCAATCTTAAAGAACCTGCAAAGATTGCTCCTCACGTTTCTGGGATCACAATTCTCGGTTCAGGTAAAGTAGGCTATAACCCTGCTACTACTGTTAGCTCGATCACAATCCAAATTAAGACTGATGCCGGAGTAGCTGGAGATGAAGCTTTTAACCTTCAATTCCAATTCTCTGAGCAACTTAGCTACTACTTCTAATTTTTAAAGTGAGGGGCTTCGGCCCCTCTTTGATACTAAGATTCCCCCTCAGGAGGAGAAGATCATGCCTACAGATAACGGGTTTTCGAACCAAAAAAAGATCGGACAAGCTCAATTTGAAACTGTCCACAGCCTAGGCTCTGAAAGATTCGGTAAAGCAGTAGCTCCTAAAGGACTAGCTGAAGTTACCCCAGAAGCCGCCATTGTATCTGTTACCCTCATTGAGGGCCCTAACGGACAAATCCAATACTACAATATCGAATTTACAGCCCACGGAGCTATGGTAGGGAATATCCTACGATTGACTGATGGGACTCTAATCGCTACTGAATATGACATTTTACAAATCATTGATGCAGACAACTTCTACATCCTCCCTATCACAGCACCTCCTCAAGTTGGCGATTTAGCTACAATTATGAGATGGGTTTCGACTAAATTGGGGCTAGATGGAGGTATTTCAGTATCTCCTTCTCCAATCCAATTCGTACAAGATGGTGTAGGGACATTCGTAAATGAAGACACAGTAGACCCTTCTCAGAATTTAGGTCTTCCAATCCGCATATTCGCTAATGACGGAACTCCAGCAGCGTTCAATGGGGCTCAATTAGAAACAAATCTTCCTAATGTTACGGGAGTAGATTTAGCAGGATCACCTCCTAGTTTCCTTCAAGTCGGAGGAACAGATGGAGTAGACGGACACACCCTACTAACAGATACTCAGGGGATTCTATATGTTTCGGATGTAACAGTCCTTACGCCTAGTTTTTTCCAAATTCTAAATTTAACTACAGTGGCCCAAAGCATCGTTGTGCCCCCTACAACAAAATGGTTTAAAGTGATGGCAGAGGACTCAAATTCTGCTAATATCAGAATGAAAATAACGGGCACAGCTACTATTTCATCAGGGATGCAATTCCAACCGGGAAGATCGGAAGACTTTCCTATCGGCACGGGAGGAGACATTTCATTCATTGCTGAAAGTGGAGCGAACCAAAAATTATCTGTAATAATCGGGTACTAAAATGAAAACAGCTTTTTTCTTATTCTTTCTACTGATGATGTTTGCCTCTTACAATTCAGAGGCAGGATTACCTCCTACATCTTCTCAAGGTGCTGGGGACGTTAATCCTCTAACTACATTCAAATTCAATTTCGACACCATTCCTCTAACCCACAATGGGACGGAAATGGTTATCGGAATCATTCCAATCACTCAAGGCGGGACAGGCTCAGCAACTAAAAACTTTGTTGACCTTACTACGGATCAAACTGTAGACGGGGAGAAGGATTTCCTCGATGCAGTTATGTCAGACGACTTCATTTTCAATGATCCTGACTACAGCACAATCTCAGTTAAACAATCCCTATCTCACCAAATGGGTACAGGTGTTGTTGATGGCTCGATTCTAACGATCAATGCCGATCCAACTAAATTTAACTTATCTGCCCAGACTTTGATGTTCAGCGACTACTCAATTAGTTCCGCTTTTCCTCTAGTTCAGGTAATTGATTGTCCTGCTTTAACTGCTCAGGCTGTTACAAACATTGCCGTAGCCGACAGTACATATATCTCTATTAGTGA